ATGGAAACTTATGATATATATTTTAAAGAAGGTAATGATTTTGCTAATAAAGGATTTTCATTGAAAGATAAGGCTAAGGCCATTAGAATGGCGGAAGATATGTTGGCTGAACGCAAAGGATATGTGAAGGATTTTGTTGGAGGAACTATTTCCGTAATGTGTAAAGAAACGAAAGAGGAAGTTTGGTCCAAGCCGATAGAGGAGGTTTAATGCAATTTTTACATCTTTTTTTGCCTTGCCAATCATAGAGTTGTGAAATACAGTGCTGTAATTGAAATGGTACGTAGCCGTTAATAGCAGCAACCCTTGGTTGTATTTGTGGTGGATTTGTTATTGGCGGACATGAATATTTCTTTCTCTTCTAGGATATTCGGTATATTTCTCCTTTCATGCTTTTGCCGGACTGATATAGATAATGCCGGGTAGCACTTGATAGGACGATGATTGTTCTTTTACTAAGATGCTTCAGTATGACTTTTTTCCGATCCTATCCATTCTTGACATATAGTTGTTATTCATAGCTAAATACACCGTATTCCCAATGAAGCTTTCTGTGGGGATCCCTTTGGTGTTCGTGTAACTATTGTGACTGTTATTATGCCGATGGGGTATAGTATTGATACAACAATGATTTTTCATAATAACTTTTAACTTATGATTTAGATAGCTCCGACTTGTCACAAATCGGGGTTATCCGCTTGTTATGCTATTAAACTTGGTCAGCTATTGGTTAACAATTTCACGCAACAGTAACTCTTTGGAGTAAAAGTGGCAAATAAATTTTTTGTTCACATGAAAAAAACTTTCCCAAAAGCTTTGTATTATTGATTTTCTATGTATCTTTGCATCGTTATTATTTCTCGGGGTATTAGCTCATCTGGCTAATTTTTTCTACTTCTTAATCTGCTGTTTGTCACCTATTTATATTTTTCGTTTTCGTTTGATGTTGAAACAATGTTGAAACAAAGGAGATTTTCATGTTAAAGCCGGGCGTAATCCCCGGCTTATGTTGTTTTTTAACTCTTCCCGGATTCCAATCATGTTCTTTAGTTGTTATTGCTAAAATATTGCTAAAACAATTTTCAAATCATTTCAATTCATCAAGCCTGTAACTACTTCCGTCTATAAATATCGAAGTACCAACAGTTGTAAACGTAGCCTTCTCCCTCACCATTCCACCGAGAGAGTTTTTAGCCCCATAATCCAGTTCCCAATTTACTGTGAAATCTCCATCCTTTGTGTATTTTTCGCTGTACACCTTGAAAGATTCAGGGTCTTTTAAGGTATAATCGAAATATGCTTTATACACTTTCCTCCCTTTATAAACAGCTTCATCGCAGGAACTCATACAGAATAGTGCTGACAAGCCTATTATGGTACATAGAATCTTCTTCATAATCTTATATATTTAGTTTGTTCTTTAATTCGTTGAAAGTATCTGGATTCTCAAAATCTCCCCAACAGTATTTCTTGTATCTGTCCCGGTCGAAGCTGTCTTTTTTCTCATAAACAATCAGGTAATCCTTATCACATAAAACAATCACAGAAGAATTAAGTAATCGGGCGTATGAGCGCGCTTGCAAATATGCTTCTTCTCTTTCCTTGTTATTCCTCATACACAGCTTGGCTTCAATCAACACTTTTGCCCTTTCCTCATTTGGTTTATTGCCATAATGTAACGCATAATCTGGGAATATCCTATGTCCTCTCCCTGCTTGGATTGGTAACTGCCGGATGAAGTCTTTGTTTTCATACCATCCCATAGAGTTAAGCAATGGTTCCAGCAATTGCTGTTCTACATCATGTTCGTACTCTATAATTACGTCTTTGGGCAAGGTTGGGGCATACAATTTTGGCAAAACCTCTATATCAAATCCTTTTGTTTTTATCATCCGAAGTAACTCTGAATAGTTCTCACTGTTAACCGACCAACCATTTACTCCCTGAAAGTTTTTTCTAACAAGTGGGTGTTTGAAAAAATATTCATCAGTTTGTAGTTCTTTCAAAGTAATGTGAGGAATATTTATTCTATTCCCAATATAGATACACCCGTAGTATCGGAATAGAGGGTCTATTACGCCATCCGTAAGCGATATCTCTATGCAAGTGATTGCACTGATTGGGGACGTTTCGTAATGAACAAGAATATCCCCTTTCTTTGTTTCGGGGCTTGACTGCCAGAATTTCGATTCTAAGGATTTATCTTCTTGGTATAACCTGCCGCCAATGAACCAGACTTGTGACGGTTTGGGCATGTCTATTTTCTCGCTTGGGAGATTATTGGGTGCGAAGTCGTATAGGAAAGACCATAGATCTGCTGGAGATAGTCCATTTTCTTTTCTGAACAAATAAAACACCTCGCAAAGTTCCCAATAATACATGCACCTTCCTTTGTAATCAGTTCTTTTGGGAATATTGGGGAGGTCTATGTTAAAGAAATCCGCTATTTTATTCAGCTCGAATATTCGGCAAAGGAACAGGTACGGGAAGAAATATTCTGGGGCGAACTGTGATAAGACATAGGACATCGGCTGGATAATCCCAAGCATATTCTTGAAGTCGTTAGCAGGAAGCCATTGTTGCCCTTCTACCCTTATGCCTAATGTGATAAGTGAAATGTATAAATCTTTTGCTTCTTCCAATGAGCAGGGATGGTCATAATCTGATACACCGTAGCAATATATATTCTCCAACCAATCGTTATATAAATCTTCTGGTATGAAATTAGCGTACGGACAATAATCCTTGAATGAAACATATCCTCCCGCATCGGAAAAGTATTTTATCATCTCTATTCCGATTGTGGTCTGTTTATATAGGTCCCATGTGTATTGGTTGAAACTCATGGCGTTTATTTCATCGTATTCATCCTAATGCTTAGTTTTACTAAAGCTAGTGCCTTAACTGATGCCAAAGGAAAATCTTTGGGTTGATGGTGCTGATTGTAACTTACCAACTTAATCCAATCACCTCCTTTTTCAGATTGATTTATGTATTTTACAGTTAGATATTCTTCACCTTCTACATCTATTGAAACCAAATACATTTCCCCATAAAAAATGTGTTGGATTTCTACGGGAACTTCTTTATAAGCTATAATATCTCCCGATTTCAATAAAGGATACATAGAATCTCCTTTGACATATACAGCACCGTCACATTTCGGTATGTTGGGGATACTTATCTTTCCTAGTATGTTTTGGTCTTTGTTCACCAAAAGAGATTTCAAATTTGCGGCAGCCTCAATGTCATATAGATTAATTATGCCTTCTTCATCTATCCTTTCTATATATTTAGGCTTATTGATAATCGTAACATCTCCTAGTTCAATCTCATCAGCCATTGCCTGTTGGACAAGATCGCCTAGAGACATATCCAAGGCTTTAGATATGATTATCAATTCTGATAGTCTTCTTTTAGATAAATCATCATATCTACCTATATTGGTAGATTCTATGCCTAACGCATCAGCTATTACTTTATTTGTAACACCTTGATTTCTAATTATTTGCCTTAATGTTATCATTTTAGATTAATCAAATTAGACATTATTAACACAAATAATAATCAAAAATGATATACTATATCAAAATTGATAGTATATTTGCATTATCAAATTAAACTGATACAAAGAAACGAAGATTAATTCAGATTTCAAATAGTATAAACATATTAAAATACACGATTATGAGAACAAGAGAATTTTTACACGAAGTAATGAGCCTTGCTTGGCAGTTCGTTAAGCGTAATGGCTACACCATGAGCGAAGCAATGAAGGTCGCTTGGGCTAATTTGAAACTGAAAGGTGAGATGAAGAAGAAGATAGTGAAGTTCTACTTCAAAAAAGTGGACGGTTCTGTTCGTGAGGCATACGGTACACTAAATGAAAAGCTGATGCCTGCCATCACTGGTACTGACAATAGAAAGAAGAATGATACCGTCCAGACTTACTATGATACTGAACGCCAAGAATTCAGATGCTTCAAAAAAGCTAATCTGATGTCAATCGCATAAAAGATATGGATATGAATGCTTACACGATTAACCAGCAGTTGGATAGCCTTTATAAAGATTTAGAGGCTGCCCATAACAATGATGAAGAGGCTGTCTGCCTGATGTTCAATGCTGATAGCAAAAAAGAAGCTATCCAGTTGATAACGGATGAGATAGACAGTTTGGAAGATGCCTTAAAAGGTTTTGAAACTTGTGAAGATGATGGCATGGACTACGATGCTCTATGCCGGGTACAAGGTATCAGCCGATACGCATAATACACGATTATGCAACGCACGACAGCCCTACAGACGGATTGAACGGCAACCGATAGCGAGAATCGGGTAGGGTACTATTGATTGGTTCTTTGACATATTGATACGATAAAAAGATATATTTCTGCGAAGGCACGTAAGCGAAGCCAGTGATGGTGGATAGTGGTGGGTGCAAGTGGAACGGAATTGACACCGATAGCAACCGAGGATAAGCCGACAATGGGCGAATGGTTGTATATGTCTGATGGTGGTAAAGCCACGAAGTTGAAATGATTTTTACTTTCAGCACGCCAATTTGTCTTTAGCGTGGTGAGTATGCTTGGTTAGGCACAAGTATCGCTGAAAGGTCTTATAGTCTGTACTGAACTGAAATAAGGTTCTGCTATTCGATTAGGGTACAGATACTTATTTAAATTTATACGATTATGAAAACAATCCAATTCGTTTTATCTATATTGGTTAGTATATGTGCTGCCGGTATGCTTTACGGGGCTATTACTACTTACAGTCCTATGAAAATATTCTCTATCACTATAATGAGTGTTATATGTGTAGGGTGTGTGTCGCTCATGAGAATAACTTATAGAGAACTTAAAACAGACCGCTAAAAGGTAGTCCTATAATCCGGCACAAGGCGCATGGGGATGAGTGCACAATCACCTTGTAAACCAGCTGGGCGGTAATTTATGAAGTAGCATTGTTGGAATGCGTGTAAGCGATTAATTGTTGGTATTAACTTATATTCTAATTTATATATTCATTTAGCTTACAAGAAGTAGGTTCGACTCCTACCTTTTTAACGACATTTTAAATTTATACGATTATGACAGTGGAAGAATTAAGAGGCATGACGCATGAAGATTTAGTAAGGCGTGTGCAGGAACTGGAAGAGGCTAACGAGAAATTAGCTGAAGAGAAAAATACATGGTATAAATCTTGGAGTGATTTGAAACAGAAGTTTGATCATTTCAAAAATGCGGTTAAAAGCATTGTTCTGATAATAGATTAGATATTCGTGTTTTATATTGTGTTTGTACTGGGTGTGCCGTCCGTGAGGATAGTGCACCTTTTTTAAAAAAGGATGGTTAGCTTATCGGTTAGAGCTTCGTATTGCGCAAACAATTGGCACGATTGAGAGGGGTTCGATTCCCTTACCATCCACGAATCATTAATTAAATTTTACTCTTATGGCAAAAGAACTGAAAGAAAGAACAGAAATTAAGAAAAAGCTGAAAAAGAAGAATGACAGAATCAGCTTTGACTTTAGCGACAAACTTGCCGGACAGCTTCGCAGGTGTACCGCTGATCTTAACAGGCTGGCAAGGATTGATCGGATAATAGACAAGAAGCAAACTTTGTATTCGGTGGACACTAACAGGGAAGCCGGATATATTGAGGTTATTCGCAATTATTAATCAGCTGACTTACACGATTATGAAGAGAGTTTTTAATGAACTTACACCTGAATGCGAGATTACGGCACGAATGTATGCACAAGGGTATGAGAAAAAAGAAATTGCAAACCTCAAATGCCGAGCGGTCAGCACGATAAACAACCAACTGCAAAGAGCTTTTGAGATTTTGAACGTAAGGAACGGCAGAGAACTGGCAACCATGCTATATGAGAGAATAGCTGGTATGAAGTTCACGATGGACTTTTCACCTACTATTAGGTCGGCTGTTGCTTTCTGCCTGTTGTGCATCTTTTCTTTTTCGCTCTATCACGAACAGGGCGATATGAGAAGGGGACGAAGAACGAGAGTTGAACGAATTGAAAGAACTGGACGGTATGGAGGTAAGACTTGAATTATTTGAATTTAAAAATATCTGCATGGACATGGCGGAGCTTGGTGCAGCTGCCAGTGAGAAGAAACGGTCTCCTGTATCTGATGAAATCAAGCAAAGAGAAGCGTTCAGATGGTTAAAGACACTTGGGTATGAACCTAACTTTTTGGAAAAGTTAGAGAAAGAAGGATTGGTGCATAAGAAAAGAAAAGGCTCATCCAGAAATTCTCCTATCATATATTCCAAGTTCGAGATACAATCCGCTATTAATGCTTTTAAAATGAGTAAATATCTGAACAAATAACCCTATAAAATTTACGATTATGTCACTGATTAAGAAAAGTAATGAATTAGTTATCCCGACCACCGTGAAGATGATGATTTACGGTCAAGCCGGAATGGGAAAGAGTACGGTAGCATTGAGCGCACCGAAACCGCTGCTGTTGGACTTCGATAACGGCGTGAAGCGCATGAACATGGCGCACTTGGAGAATATAGACACGGTACAGGTCACTTCATGGAGCGATGTTCAGCAAGTTCTTCAAGAGGACTTGTCCGCTTATCAGACCATTGTAGTAGATACCATCGGCAAGATGATGGACTTCATCATTACTCACAAGTGTGGAACCCGCCAGCCGTCCATCCGTGATTGGAGCGGTATCAATGCAGAGTTTTCATGGATGACACGAACACTTTCGGGGCTTAACAAGCACATCATTTTCGTTGCCCATCGCGACACAAGAAAAGAAGGTGATGATACGGTGTTTATCCCTGCCTTGCGTGAAAAATCCTACAACTCTATCGTTACTGAACTGGATTTGCTCGGTTATCTTGAAATGAAAAGCGAAAGAGGCGTCCAAAGACGTACTATCACTTTTGACCCAACTTCAAGAAATGACGGTAAGAATACTTGCAATCTTCCTTCAGTGATGGAAGTTCCTACCATCCTTGACAAGAATGGTAATCCAACCGCAAAGAACGACTTTATCACCGCCAAGATAATCAATTCGTATTTGGGTATGCTTGCTGCCAAGAAAGAGGCACAGGAAAAGTATGATAAAGTTATTGAAGAGATAAAAGAACAGATCGAACTTATTACGGATGCGGAATCTGCCAATAATTTTATCGCGCAAATAGATAACTTTGAGCACGTTGGTTCTTCAAAGCAAATGGCGGCAAAGTTGGTAGCTAACAAAGCGAAGTCTTTGAATCTGAAACTTAATTCAGAAAAGAAATATGAACCAGCAGCCTAAATATCGTATTTACGCAACGCTTCTTGATGCCTTTGGGGCATATCTGAATAGTGATGTGATTTGGGATAAGTACTGGGGGTGGTCAGAAAATCCACCCCATACTCCTGAAGAATTTCACGAACAACAGTTTCAAGAACTGATAGACCGGATTAACCGCAAGCCATTCGATAGCGAAGCGGCAGACCGTGGCACGGCTTTCAATGAAATCATTGATTGTATGATTGAGAACCGTAAATCTTCTATAATGGAAATTAGCAAGGCATATCACGATGACGGAAAACTTTACGGGATAAAAGCTGTTTACAACAATCGCACTTTCACTTTTCACATTGACCTTTGCCGCGAGTTTGCCAACTACTACAAAGGAGCATTAACCCAACAAAGAGTAGAAGCCATCTTGCCTACTGCATACGGTAGTGTATTGGTTTATGGTTTGATTGACGAACTGATGCCTACCAGTGTTCACGACATCAAAACAACCGGTAGTTATACCGTGGGAAAGTTCAAAGATCACCACCAGCATTTAGTTTATCCTTATGCTCTTATGCAGAATGGGTCGGATGTACGGACATTTGAGTATAACATTGTAGAGTTCAACAAAGGCGGTTATGTGGTAGATACCTATACAGAAACATACGTTTTCAATCCTGAACGTGATATTCCTATTCTTACTAATCATTGTGAGGAATTTATCCGGTTTTTGGAAGAAAACAGAGAACTTATAACCGATAAAAAGATTTTTGGAGGAGAAAATTAATGGCAAACCAAATAACCGGACGGATAACCGAAATCGGACAAACTGTTCAAATACCATCCAAAAACGGTGGTTCCTCGTTTACAAAACGGGAGTTCATTTTAGATGCTACCACTTACGACCCTTATACGGGAGAGCGTAGCGAGTATGAGAATGTTATTCCCTTAGAGTTTTCAGGCGATAAGTGTGCAGAACTTGACCGCTTTAATCAGGGTGATGTTGTTACTGTATCATTTGTTTTACAAGGACGTTCTTGGACGAATCAAGACGGAGAACTCAAACGTATGGCATCTATTCGGTGCTACAAAATAGATGCGCGTGGCGGTGTATCTCAATCCCAACAAACAACATCGGTACAACAGCCAGCGCCACAACCGACCTATCAGCAACAGCCGCAGAACTTTCCGCCTCCGGTTGATGCTAATGGCAATGTAAAGGACGATTTACCTTTTTAGCGTATGCTGTTCGACTTGAAGAATGATATGGAAGAGATTTGGAAAACAGTAAAAGGGTATAATGGATATTATCAAGTTTCTAATACAGGTAAAGTTCGGAATCCTAATAAGGTGCTTACTCCAAATGTTGGAGTAAAGAACGGATATGTTTATGTTACTTTGAGAAAAGATAAAAGACTGTTACATCGAATTGTTGCAGAAACTTTTATCCCCAATCCATTTAATAAACCAGAGGTAGACCACATTAATGGAATTAGAACGGATAATAATGTTTGTAATTTAAGGTGGGTAACTCGCACGGAAAACAATAATAATCCTATTACTAAAAGCCGTTTTAGTAAATCTGCTAAAGGTAAAGTTATCAATGCAGAAACTAAAAAACGAATGTCAATGAGCCGAAAAGGGGAAAAACATCCAATGTATAATAAAAAGCATTCAAGTTTTTCTAAAAGAAAGATGTCTATAACTCATTCAATTCCAGTTGTGCAATTTGGATTACAAATGAATTATATAGCTGAATTTGAAAGTGCAAAAGTGGCTTCTCTTGAAACACAAGTTGCTGCATCAAGTATCAATGCTTGTACGCTCGGCAAAAGGAAAACGGCTGGTGGCTATATTTGGAAAAAGAAAAATGATATTTAATTTATCAAATCATTATGAAATACCCAAGTTCAAGGAGTATGTAAACAAGCTGTTTAGTGAACGTGCGGTGGTGGAAGTGAAAAAGAAACTACCTAACCGCACGCTTGCCCAAAACAGCTACTTGCATCTTCTTTTAGGGTATTTCGGTAGTGAGTACGGTTGCAGTCTCGACGAAGCAAAAATTGATTTTTATAAGAGGACTTGCAACCGTGATTTGTTTGAGAGAAAGACGGTCAACAAGAAAGGTAAGGAAGTAACTTACTTAAGAAGTTCTGCCGAGCTGACAACAGGTGAAATGACTTTGAGTATTGACCGTTTTCGTAATTGGAGTGCATCAGTGGCAGGTATCTATCTGCCGGCTGCAAATGAACATCAGATGCTGATATACGCCCAGCAGGAAATACAAAGAAATCAAGAATTTATTTAGTTATGATAGAAACAAGAAAAACAGAAAAACGGTACGTGACATCCGACCCAAAGAAGATGCTCAATATGTACCTTGCAAAGCGTGTTCTCAAAACATGGGAGGAATCTTTCATAGATGAAGATACCGGCGAAACGGTAAACATTGAACGTAATGAAGTCCTTTTTGATCGTGGTTCTCTGATAGACCAAGACCTATTGGCAAAAATTCGTTTCAGTATGGAAGCGGATGGCATCAAAGAAGTGGAAGTCAGTAGTCAGAAGCGTTTAGCTTTTGAGAACGAAAACAAGTTCTTATATCCCTATCTTGCACAGGCACAGATAGGTGACAAGAAGTACAAATTCCTGCTTTATGCTACCGGCCTGGAGAATGTCTGCCTTATTTTGAGAGACTACATTGAACTTAATTATCAATCGGGATTCACCTTAACGATGGCAAAGGAGTTTGATTCGTGCGTGATTCTTACTGATAATCTGAAAGAGCGTAAAGTCGATGATGCTTCGATTGCTTATCTTAAAAATGAAATCACAATGGCAGAGTACGTTGACAAGATGGACGATGAGACCGAGGATAGTGACGAAGAATCTAAACCGGATGAAAAGAAGTTCTATCAGATTGAAACGAAAATCACATTTGACGAAGAGCAACGTACTCAAACATTCGTAGTGAATACTTTTAATGTTGATAGGGCGATGATGCTTATTACCCACTACCTCAAAAATAAAGAGGAAGAATGTGAGAAGCAAGCCAAAGAAAAGGGACATGAGTTCAACAAAAGAGAAATCCATGCAGCCATTGAATCTGCCAAACCTATCCCGGTTGGGCGGTTTATTCCGAAAGAGTTTTCAATGGCTTATATGGAATAACTTTGTTAACCAGCCTGCTCGGTCTGTGAAGATATAGCTGGAAAACCCATAAAAATACAATCATGAATATAGTAAAAAGTAAAAGTTTTAAAAATGGTACAGTTTACTGCTTGCGGCTTGAAGATGGTATGCTGGTAGAAACAACTGATACCTTTCTTCCATATTACACAAAAGATGCGATAGGAAGAAAACAGAATTTCCTTGATAACAACAATCTCGGAAGTCGCGCTGAAAGATGGATGATTGGAGTTTCAACCATGAGCGGTTGTCCTGTACGTTGTAAGTTCTGTGCCACTGGTAATATGAAGAAATACCGCAATCTTACAGCAGATGAGATTGTAGAACAAGTATTGTTTGCTATAAGAAGCGCAGGTTACAACCCGAATGATTCCAAAGAATTTAAGATTAACTACACTCGTATGGGTGAGCCTTTCTTAAATATAGAAGCCGTAAAAAAAGCAATTGAACGTATTACGGAAATATTCCCAAATACTCACCATTACATTTCAACGATTGGCATTAAAGATAGCGACTTCTCTTTTGTGAAAGGCAATGTGACACTACAGATTAGCTTACACAGTTTTGACGAAGAAAAGAGAGGCTGGCTTATTCCTTATCCGAAGAAAATGTCTATTGATGAACTTGGGCAAATAAGAACAGAAAGTAATCTGAAAACAACTATCAACTTAACATTGGTGGATGAATCTGATTTTGATGCGGATAAGCTGGAGAAACATTTTGATAAGGAACACTTTTTTGTGAAGTTGTCTCCAATCAATACAAATAACATATCAGAGAAAAACAACCTTGGTAATGGAATTATCGAGGGAGTGAATTTAGTATAAACAATTTAATTTACAGAATCATGAAAGAGATTAAAAAACAACTTGAAAAGATGGGCTACGATTATGCAGTAGCCATTGCAACAAAGTCAGAAATTGAAAACGGTGCCGCTTGCGGTCAGCTTTCAATTATCGTTGAAGGCGAGACTGAAGAATAAGTAACAGTTAGGTGGTATGGCGGAATTGGTAGACGCTAAAGTTTAATATCTCATAGATAGGTTGTCGGTAACGGGGGGGTAATATAAGCAGTAGCCCGATGTAAAAACATATAAAGGCAGGTATAGGTGGCGAGATTCCACTCATTGTAAAAACTAAAAAGCTCCTATCATGCAGGTTCAAGTCCTGTTACCACCACATAGGGATAAAATGGTCATAGGGTGCTAAGACTAAATGAATGGAACTTTCAAGTGTACATAGAAATGGAAATCATCAAGACCGTAGTTGTAAGTAACAGGTTGAGTAGTTTAAAGATCGTAGGATAACCAATCTACGGATGAAAGCGAGAAAGCAGACGATACTTGTGCGGGTTCGACTCCCGCTTATCCCTCATAAATGTGAGCCACACATAAATGGCAAGGGTTAGTGAATAATGGTTGTTTTGCCCCGGAGAATACGCTTCGGGGCTTTTAATTGGCTAAATTATGAAGACATACGCAGATACTTTTAAAGATAAAATAATAGGTCTGTCAGAAGAAGAATTGCAAAACCTAAGAGATTCTTCCTTTGATAAGATAGAGGTTTATAGAGAAAGACTTGCTATAGTAAGCAACGATAAAAAAGTTCATGATTTAACCGTATCTATTCGTCGGAAGAAGATAGAAATAAGAGAGATAAATAAATTGTTGAAACAATGCCATACTACATAAAAAGCACTAAGGCTAAGAAGAAAGACAAGCCTTTACCTCTGTTTGATAAAGCAGGGGTAACAGTAAAGAAGAAGCCGGATTTGAAAGCTAAGCTCGACAAGGAGTTTTCCCTTTTTATCCGGCTTCGTGATGCAATGCCAAACGGGTATTTTAGATGTATCTCGTGCGGACAGATAAAGCCGTTTACACAAGCAGACTGCGGGCACTATTTCAGTCGTACACATTTGGCAACACGGTTTGATGAGAATAATTGCCATGCCGAATGCCGACACTGCAACAGGTTCAAAGCCGACCATTTGGAAGGGTATCGGGTGAATCTAATTGCTAAAATCGGACAACAGAAGTTTGATTTACTGAAAGTCAAAGTTGCCAGCACTTCCAAAATGACTGATTTTGAGTACGAACAGCTAATCAAGTATTACAAAGCACTTAATAAGAAGTTACGAAAGGAGAAAGGATTATGAATGATTTGGAAGCAGGAACATTTGTTATGATGGTCAAGAATGATGATGGTTCATTCTCTCCGGTTGGATTAAGTAAGGAACAGGCTTATATAATCCGGATATTTCTTTCCAAACTTAGTGAGGATTTCCCTTTTATCATTAAATCAGAAGATAGATATGTACAAACTACGTGATTACCAACAGAAAGCCTCTGATGCTGCCGTTTCTTTCTTCAATAACAAGGCGAAGAAAACAAATGCCATTATGGTGTTACCTACGGGCAGCGGAAAGTCGCTTATCATAGCAGATATAGCCGCAAGGCTTGACGGTCATACCTTGGTGTTCCAGCCCTCGAAGGAAATACTCGAACAGAATTTCAAGAAACTCTGTTCATACGGTATTCTTGATTGCAGTATCTATTCATCATCCTTTAACTCAAAGGAGATAAGCCGGATAACATTTGCCACCATCGGCAGTGTGAAGAATCATCCCGAACTGTTTACCCACTTCAAGAACATCATTGTGGATGAATGTCATCTTGTAAACCCCAAAGAGGGAATGTACAAGGATTTTTTTGATGCAGTGAAGTGTAAGGTTCTTGGGCTGACAGCAACGCCATACCGTTTAAGCTCCAGTCGTGATTTCGGCTCCATGCTGAAATTTATCACTCGGACAAAACCTCATGTCTTTTCAGAGGTCATTTATCATGTACAGGTATCAACCCTATTAGATATGGGCTACTTGGCGAAGTTGGATTACTATTCAATGAATCCTTCAGGGTGGAATGAACTTAACTTGAAAGTAAATACTACTGGTGCCGACTATACGGATAGGTCAGTTCAAAAAGAATATGAACGGATAGACTTCTACGGTTATCTCGTTCATATCGTCCAAAGGCTGATGAATCCCAAAGCCGGAGGAAAACGGAAGGGTATTTTGGTCTTTACCCGTTTTTTGAAAGAAGCGGAACGGTTAACGATGTCAATACCCGGTTGCGCTATCGTTTCAGGTGATACTCCTAAGAAAGAACGTGAACATATTCTTGAGGCGTTCAAAGCTGGTGAAATTCCGGTAGTAGCTAATGTGGGTGTACTTACGACTGGCTTTGACTATCCGGAACTTGATACGGTCGTTATGGCACGTCCTACAATGTCACTTGCCATGTGGTATCAGATAGTCGGTCGTGCCATCCGCCCGCATCCTTCTAAAGAATGTGGATGGATTGTGGATTTATGCGGTAACATCAAACGTTTCGGAGAGGTGTCGGATTTACGATTGTTTGATAGCGGTAATGGTAAGTGGGCTGTATTTTCTAACGGAAGGCAATTAACTAACGTGAGATTCTAAGACTATGGACGAAGGATTTTTGAGGCTAAGCCGCAGGTTTTTCTCGAATGAAATGTGGAATGAAGCCCGTACTTTTAGCAGTTGCGAAGCGTGGTTAGACTTAATTCAGTCTGCACGATTTGAGGCAACGCCCCGAAAGGAGAGTATCGGAGGTCGAGAAATCTCTTATTCAAGAGGTCAATATCCTGCATCCATAAGATTTCTGTCACAGCGTTGGAAATGGTCTGAAAAGAAGGTGCGTTCCTTTCTTGTGCATCTTAGAAAGAAAGGTATGATAACTGTTGAGTGCAATCAAGGAATGAACCTTATAACCTTATGTAAATATGAAGAATATAATCCAATGGGCACAACCAAGGGCACAAGTAAGGACACAGGTATTGAAAAGGAAATCAATGAATTAAGACACGAATGGGCACAACTAAGGGCACAACTTGGGGCACAGCCCATGAACAACAATCTACCGCAATCCGAACTTTTACAAAAATCAGGGCACACAGAGGGCACAAATACAAAGAAAGAAGAAAGAGAGTATATAGATATATCTCTACATCAAAAGAAAGAAAATACTCCTGACGGAGTATCAAAGAAAGCCAAGCTTTCTTCGCCCTCCCCCTCTGAAAAGATTGATTACAGCGGATTGATGGAATACTATAATACCACATTCAAAGACAGACTCCAGCAGATAAGATCAATGACTGATGTGAGAAAAAAGGCTGTAAAAGCCCGGATAGCCCAATATGGGAAAGAGTCAGTGAGGAGTGTTTTCAATCTCATTCTTCAATCCCCGTTCCTACTTGGAGCTAATGACCGCAATTGGAAATGCGACTTTGATTGGATTTTCAAACAAGCAAACTTTACTAAAATATTGGAAGGAAACTATAATGGGACAAGACTTAGTAAAAATCAACAGGATAGCGAGCAGCGAAAACGTGATTCAATTCTTGCAGTCGCTACAACCGTTAGAGAAGCTGCCGCAAAAAAGAGAAAGGAACTTGAAGCAGAGGGCGTTATTGAATAAATATCCCGATCCTGCACAATTCATTCTTGATTACAACCCTGATTTGCAGTTCAAACTTGTCAGATGTAATGCAACCCATTCAGAACTGGCGTTGAATGACAGCATTCCGAGTTTAGGACTATTGTCTTCTACTTATGGGGATGAAACACCGATAGAATGGCTAAAGATACAATTTGGCTCATTGAATGACTTTGCAGAAGTTTCAACCAAGATAGCGAAAGAGCAACTTTCTGAACTATCGGAGATATTCCTTTCGGAGTATTATTATATAAATGCCGCTGAAATCTGTTTTTTCATAGCACGGTTTAAGTCAGGGAAGTATGGGCGGTTCTACGGTTCAATAGATCCATTGAAAATAACAAGTGCGATGCTGGACTACGTTTCTGAACGTCGGAAAGATATTGAACGGAAAGAGCGTGAACGATACAGAAACCAACGTGAAAAAGAGATAGAGGAGCGTGGAGATAACAGAATCTCTTATGCTGAGTACATTGAAATCAAGCACCGTGCTGATGCAGGAGATGAGGAAGCTAGAAAAATGCTGATATCACCATGAGAATAACCGTTTACTGGGTAACAAGAAATCCGGATGTTATCGTAAGAATCCGGAAAAAGTTCAATATCCCAAGTTATACTTCCGTGAACTACGAAACAGAATGTGAAATCAAGGATGAAGACTTTTCACTGTTAGAAGAAACAGAACGAAGGGGATTTATTCAAATTAGAAATAAGAATACACGATTATGCAAGGAACAGACAAACTGAATACGATAACCAACATCGTATTTGTCCTCACGGACGTTTTAGAAACCAACCTTCTAGAAATGCAGCAGCAATACAAGAAGGAAGGCTTTGAATTGCGGCACGATTCAAAAAGAAACTTCAACACAGTCATAGCCGCGATAAAGAGATTGAAAAGTGATGTGAATCATTGCAGCGAATCCACTCAGGAAAACTTCGGCAATGATTCTGACATGGTGAACGCCATGTTGCTCACACTGATTGACAGATGCGGTGATGATGACAACCTCGCTTATAAGATGTACGAATACATTAAATCTTTCCCGTCCAAACTGAATCTGGACTTGGATTTGGATAATGCGTTCAGCCACCTGTTTAAAAAGGAGAAGTTATGAAATCGCAGAAAAATATCTTAAAATCCATTGAAGGTCTGTCCGATATAGAACTATTTGTTATTGATCTCTTTTGTGGCGCCGGCGGTTTGTCCGAAGGTGTGGAAGAAGCACGATTGGATGGAAATAGATGTGGAAAGGTTGTTTGCTGTGTGAACCATGACAAGAATGCCATCCTTTCACATGATGCCAATATCCCTGATGCACTTCACTTTATTGAGGATATCCGTACACTGGAACTTTCCCCGATAAGCACTATTGTAGAACGTATCCGTCAGCTATACCCTGATGCCATGATAATGCTTCATGCTTCTTTGGAGTGTACCAACTTCTCGAAAGCCAAAGGCGGTCAGCCGAGAGATGCCGACAGCCGAACGTTGGCAGAACATCTCTTCCGTTATATTGATGTTATAGACCCTGACTACATTCAGATTGAAAATGTAGAAGAGTTTATGTCATGGGGAGATATGGATGAGAATGGGAAACCTATCAGCATGGACAAAGGCCGGCTTTATCAAAAGTGGGTGCGCAATGTCAAGAAGTACGGTTACAACTTTGAGCACCGCATCTTAAATGCTGCCGACTTCGGTGCCTACACCACAAGAAAACGCTTCTTCGGCATCTTTGCTAAAAAGAACTTGCCGATAGTATTCCCTGAACCGACCCACTGTAAAGGTGGTAGGCAAGATATGTTCTCGCGGCTGGAGAAGTGGAAGCCGGTAAAAGATGTGCTTGATTTCTCTGATGAAGGAACTACCATCTTCAGGGAAAAGCCTCTTGCAGAGAAAACGCTTGAACGTATCTATGCCGGACTTATCAAGTTTGTAGCCGGCGGAAAGGATGCCTTCCTCGTAAAGTATAATTCTATGAGCCGTACAGGGAAATATAACGCTCCTGGGATTGACGAACCATGTCCGGTGGTAGCCACGCAAAGCAGACTTGGAGTAGCGCAAGTTTGTTTCCTCTCTAAGCAGTTTAGCGGACACCCCGACAGCAAGAACGTATCAGTGGAAGAACCGGCTGGAGCAATCACTTGTAAAGACCACCACGTTTTTGTATCGGCTTACTATGGGAACGGGCATAATCATTCGGTGGAACTTCCTGCACCTACGGTCACAACGAAGGACAGGATGGCTTTAATTGAAAGCCAATTTATGTGTTCTTATAACTTTAAGGATACAGGAAAGGATATTAACCAGCCTTGTCCTACACTTCTGACGAAAGACAGACTTTCTCTTGTATCTCCATTTTTTATGAATCAATATTCTGGAGGTGGTCAGGTGTCTGATATAAACTCGCCATGCCCCGCTGTTACCACAACACCGAAACAAAACTTGGTAACATACCAGCCGTGGATAATGAATACTGCATTCTCAAATGTAAGTAGCAGTATAGAGGAACCCTCCCAGACCATTACCGCAAACAGGAAATGGCACTATCTGATGAATCCACAGTTCAACAGTGCTGGCGGCTCTGTTGATAGCCCCTGCTTCACATTAATAGCCCGCATGGATAAGATGCCGCCTTATCTGGTAGCAACAGAAAGCGGTCAGGTATCGATTGAAATCTACAACAATGATAGTCCTATGACCGTGAAGATAAAGGAGTTCATGGCACTGTATGGCATAGTGGATATTAAAATGCGGATGCTTCGCATTCCGGAACTCAAAAAGATTATGGGATTCCCTGAAGATTATGTTTTAATAGGCACACAAGCTGACCAAAAGAAATTTATCGGGAATGCGGTGGAGGTTACACAAGCGAGAAAAAATACTGAAGCACTTTGCAAAGTATTGAGAAAGTTGAGATTGAAGAAATCAAAAGAAATAGCTTAATGGAAAATGGAAAACTTATATTAGATGCCTGTTGTGGCAGTAGAATGTTTTGGTTTGACAAATATAATCCTCTTGCCTTATTTGTTGACAAACGTTCGGAAACACTTACGGCCAAGGACAGAGATAAGATTAGGATAATAGAAATAAGACCTGATATAGTGGCTGATTTTACCAACTTGCCATTTGAGGATAGCTCTTTCTACATGGTCGTGTTTGACCCGCCACATTTGAAAACACTTGGCAAAACATCATGGATGGCAAAGAAATATGGTAGGCTTCCGGATAATTGGCAAGAAATGATAAAAAGCGGTTTTGATGAATGTATGCGTGTCCTAAAGCCCAACGGGACATTGGTATTCAAATGGAGTGAGAGTGAAATAAAAGTCAATGAAGTTTTATCCATTATACCTTATAAGCCTTTGTTTGGGCATACCACTGGCCGACAAAGTAAAACGATATGGATGTGCTTTATGAAACTGCCAATTAACTAATAACGGAACAGAAATGAATACAACCTTTGAAAAATCGGCTAATAGTACCGATGAATGGTACACACCGAAAGAAATTATAGACGCATTGGGTGAATTTGATTTAGACCCATGTGCCCCAGTAGCCCCCCCTATAAAACGGCAAATGTCATGTACAACAAAAATGACGATGGATTAAAACAAGAATGGAAAGGTCGCGTTTGGTTGAACCCACCTTATTCCCGTCCTCTTATAGAATGTTTCGTTAAACGGATGGCAGAACATGGAAACGGCATTGCTTTACTTTTCAATCGTTGCGATTCAAAGATGTTTCAGGATGTGATATTCGAGAAGGCAACGGCAATGAAATTCTTGCGTAACCGAATCAGATTCTTCCGTCCAGACGGAACTCGTGGAGATTCTCCCGGCTGTGGTAGTATTCTCATCGCTTTTGGTGAGGATAATGCGGAGGTAATAAAAACTTGTGATATTGCAGGTAAGTACGTTAGAATAAATTAGAGCAAAACTGAACAAATATGAGCAAACTATATAAAGTAACTATTTTCGGGGAATCATTCCTAATCGGGTGGTTCCCTTTCTCTTCACGCTGGTATAACAAGCTAAAGATAATCAAATGATAGTACGTCATTTTATAAGAGTTCCGGTTGGAAGTACTGTCTATTGCGACAATCAGCCGGTTAAAATACTGGAGAAAGGATATGCCCTTGCTCTATGTGATATTAATGGGAAACGGGTATATATCACCTGCTATGATTTGGAAAAGAAACCATTCATCAGCACGAATGGGGAAGAATGAAAAAGAGCCAACCCACGCACGACCATGAATCAGCTCTTCCTTACACGATTATGATGCAAATATACTATTTACTTTTAAAATAATCGTGTTATGGAACTGGATTTTAACAAAATAATTCGCCTTAAAAAGATTAGAATTGAGAAATCAGAACTTTCAGAGGAAGAAAACGCCTTGACCACCCCAATTTTGAAAGACAAAAGCCTTATCCATGAAATCTACAAAATATTCGTTGAGTTGCTGAATGAGAGAGGATGTCCACCGAATATTGACAGTGTTACCCAGCGGAAGAAGTTCATTTTCATTATCCTGTACCTGTTTTCTCCAAGTTCGCTTGCCGGTGGGAAAATGACAGCAGGGCTACGTGAGGAGATGTCAAGAGTATTGGGGATTCAGTCCAAGAGTACAATTTCCGACAATTGTGCTGATGTCGTATTTCTGTATCAGAACTATGGGGATTTCAGTGGAGATATAGAGTATCTTTACACCGAAATCGTAAATCGGTTAAGAATCAAAGGGCTAATCAATTAATGAGCCGGGGCTTAGTGCTCCGGCTTAATTTTTGTTTGGATTTGTTTTGCGATGGATTGCGTATCAGTTATTAAGGATTTAAGTTCTTCATTAGTTATATTGATATAACCTCCATCTTTTTTTCTACCATTTCTATGTGCTAATAAATTCCTATAATAGAAGTGTTTTTTCATTTTCCCATTTGTGTCGATTATAGAAACTTTAAATAATTCTTTGAGTATATCTTTTATAGTATCAATGTTACTATAAGATGTCCTCATTACATATTCTATGACCTTTTGCTCCCATTGGGCAACAAGATTGTCTTCTTTTAATTTAGTCATTTCATCTTTTTTCTTGCATGGAGGAATTGAATTGAAAAAATTATTGAAACTTTCTTCGTCTTGGATTATTTTGGTTAAAATAATGTCACAAATAAATGTATCTAATGATGTAATGATATTAATATATGACAATTTATTGATGATATTTTGTTTTTGTTCGTCCAATCCTTTGATGTTAATTACACTTTGGATTTCATCAATTCTTTGCTTAAAATCATTATATGATCCGATAAAGTCTTTTGCAAAAAAATAAGCAAATGTATGTTGTGTTGTAAAGAATGTTTTTGCGTAATATTCATTAAAAATAGATTGGGGATGCTCATTGCTAATTTCAAGGTAAGGCTCTCCTGTTTCAGTTATAGTATTGGGCTCTATAATTTCAGAATTTTCAGGAGGGAGATCGTATGATGCCCCTGCATTCTTATATGCAAAAAATGGAGTCGTTATTAAGATTCCTCCATTGACATAAATCCTTTTTCCCATATGTTTTATTCTCCTTTCTTTATTTATAGTATTCTTTCCCTCGTATATTCTTATGTTCCGGCATACGTGGCTCTTCGTCAAAATGAATTTTTCCACCACAGTGAGGGCAGGTAATAGTATTGGCATCATTTTTCACTTCTTCCGGTGAAGCAAAGAGTTGCCACATCGGAACGTCAAGGGCTTCCGCAACCTTTTCAAGTGTTGGATAAGACGGGCTTTTCAATATAGCATATAGGTTCTGTCTGGTAGTGTTCATTTTTTCTGCGAAAGATGTCATATTAAACCCCTTTTCTTTAATAAGCAATTCTATTCTATTCATACCTTTAGTTTTTTTTGCAAAGATACGTTTATTATAGTAGTGTCAAATATATCATTTACGAAATATTGTTAAATGAAAGAATATACTTTCTTATTTTGTTTGTAGTGTCAAATATATCATTTACATTTGCATCATCAGAAACGAAGTAATAACAATTAAAAGATATACGATTATGACAACAAAGAATATCATCAGAGAAGTAAGTTACAAAGGTCACATAATAACAGTGTTTGAAGATGGCTTTCATCAAGAATTTGTAATCATAGATAATGACGAATCAAAGCTGTATGATAGCATTGCAGATGCAAAGAGAGTTATTAGAGGCGAGCAACCTTATTACGAAATAAACTGAGTTTAACCAGCAGGGCGAAAGCCCTGCGCAATATAGAAGGATATGACTAAGAAAATATATTTTTAAAAGCAGTTATAGAAAAACCGTTATTGAATAATGAACCAGAAGTTTTACACCTTTTCGTTCAAATTATCAATGAAATAACTTCTTGTATGTCAGAAGACGAGTTAAGAGGCTGTATGAACTCTTTAATAGTAAGATACCCTTATTTTAAACTGTTTTTCGATTATGGTTTCGGACATAATCATATGTGGGTGAAAGCATCAGGTTCTTTAGAAAGATTGATATTGGTTGAGTTCTAATCCGGTAGCCTTATGGCTACCACAATATACACGATTATGAAAGCAGATTTAGTTTTAGTTATCAGTCCTGAAGCCCCACTGATGAAACAACTGGGCAAAGTGTTAGGTAAGCTATGTACACCATACGACTTCTCTACTATAGAGAGGGGTGAAAAGTACATCACCATACAGCATGATGAAACTGGGTTTGTAGTGGCTTACACGAGTGAAGAAAGATTGAATGTGAAACGATAAATATAGATTGACATGGTAACACCGAAAGAAATTATTGAATTGATAGAGAGTTTACCTAATTCAGAATACCACATATACACAGACGAAAGAGGTGTGACAGTGACTTCTGAATGGCTTGTTGGCAACTTTGCGGGTATGGGATTTGTGGCAGCTACGAAAGAGGATGCAGCACAACGGTTGATTGACTATCTTGACAGACATATTAAGCATGATTCAATAGTGGGTGATATTGTTTGTAAAAGTGGCTATCCTGACTTAAAGAGAGTGAAAGAATATTGCAATAACACTTTTATAGATTAGCTTATGAACTCAATAAACAAAAACGGTTGCAGCGTATGTCAACCCGGTAAAGAGAATTACACTACCTACAACACCAGGTTGAGAGGTAAAAGAGTGAGAATGTACCAGTACGATTACCGTACTGAAAGTGGTGAACTCTTTGCTTGTTGTGCGCCTACCTTAGAGGCGTGTAGAGAAAGACGGGATAAATGGCTTAGTTCACGACAATAAGCCAATTGTCGTGTATAACGATTGAAGATATTTCGTTATCTTTGGTTGTGGTAGTACCTTTGGGGTACTATCGCGGGGTGTAGCAGTGGTAGCTTTTCACTTTGACTTGGTGAAGGTCGGTTGTTCGATTCAGCCCCCCGCAACTATTGAGTATTAATTTAAATTTGACACGATTATGAACATTCTTACATTAAGCATCAAACAGAAGTATTTCGATGAAATCTTGGCAGGCAAGAAAACCCACGAATACCGTGAAATCAGACCAACTAACGCTAAGAAGTATATCACTTACCTATGTGGCGGTAAAGAATATCCGGCTGATGCAGAACTGCCTGAAGAAGGTGAGGTAGAATTGAAGCCTATCAAGTACGATGCAATCAAGCTTCTGACAGGTGCATATACAGGTAAACGTCCTTATATTATCGTTGAAGTGAAAGCAGCAGAAGCTGTTATTCTCACAGATGAAAACGGTAATGATATTGTTTACGAACATCAAGGCGAAGAATATCTTGCTGCACAAATGAATTATACTTTGGGCAAGATATTAGAAAAACATATAGATTGATTTGTTTAACTTTTAAAATTAGAAAGCAGAGTCGCAAGAAGAATTAACAGAGTAGCCGGGCCTCGCAGAAATATGAATGGTGCAGGGGCAGGTGGTAGATTGGTTGCCAATCGTAGAGGTACAGCAAGTGCCACACAGTTAGGATCACGCAGACAGCGTTACAGTGATCTTCGTACTTCATTTGGTTTAAGTGGTGGCTAGCTATGAACAAAGTAGAACAAGCGAGTCAATATATAGACCTCATTCGGGTAAAATCGAATGAGGCTTTACTGTTTTTATCACTTGGTAAAGATTCGCTTGTTCTGCTTGATTTAGTCTATCCGAAGTTTGACCGGATTGTTTGCGTGTTCATGTATTTCGTTAAGAATTTGGAACATATTAACCGTTGGATAAACTGGACTAAAGCCAAATATCCGAAAATAGAGTTTGTTCAAGTACCACATTGGAATCTCACTTATATTCTCCGTGGCGGTATGTATTGTGTGCCAAATCCGAAAGTAAAGCTGTTGAAGTTGGCAGATGTGGTAAAGGCTATGCAACTTACTCATGGAGTTTATTATACATTCTTGGGCATGAAAAAAGCTGATGGTATGAATCGTAGACTTATGTTGAAAGGGTATGAGGTAAACGGTTACGAGAATAACGGTATGGTTTATCCTTTGGCTGATTGGACACAAAAGGATATTCTTGCTTATATGAGGCAGCACAATTTACCCGAACCAGTTCGATATTCATTGAAAGCCAGTTCGGGTGTCGGTTTCAATCTTGACTGTATGCTTTGGATGGAGAAGAATTACCCACAGGACTTACAGAGAATTTACGAAGTTTTCCCGATGGCTGAAAGAGTGCTTTGGGAGTATCATAATCAACAAAATTAATAAGGAGGATTGCTGAGTCAGAAAAAGAAAGACAAGAGAACAGATATATGCTCAGGCAGAAAGATTGAGCGAAGCTAATTGGAGAAGAAAAAATACATGGAGTAGCAGTGCTGCAAGCAGGCGTGCAAAACAATCTCGTGATAATCTTATAGCAAGAGCCGAAAGGAATACTCTTCGGCAGAGAGGTTTCGGTCTAAGTAATGGCTAATATGGAATTATCAAAATACATAAAGAGTGAATCGGTGGAACTTAACCGCTCTGCCATTCACTTTGCAGACTATAATCCCCGGAAACTTTCCGATGAATCACGTAAGACACTGAAACGTGGCATCAAGAAATTCGGATTGGTAGGTGGAATAGTTGTGAATAAGCGTACCGGGCTTACCGTAGTCAGTGGACATCAGCGTTTGTCTGTCATGGACGAATTGCAGAAGTTTCCCGACAATGACTACCGCATTCGTGTTGATGTGATTGACGTGGACGAGCAGCAGGAAAAAGAGTTGAATATTCTAATGAACAATCCCAACGCACAAGGTACATGGGATTTTGACGCTCTCGCTCGTATTGTTCCTGATATAGACTGGAAAGATGCAGGACTGACCGATGCTGACCTAAACATGATTGGTGTCGACTATCTTTTGCAGACCGAAGAGGAAAACTCTATTGCGGATGCTTTGTCTGATATGATGGTCCCAGTTTCCGAACAGAAAGAAGCCGATAAAGCCGCCAAACAGTTGGAACGTGCTGAAAAGGTAGCCCACATGAAAGAGGTCAAGCATCAGGTGAAAGAAAACGCACAGAAGCAAGCTGAGAACATGGATGCCTATGTGATGTTGTCCTTCGATACCTATGAAGCTAAAGCCGCTTTCTGCGAAAGGTTCGGGTATGAACCAGATATGAAGTTTATAAAGGGAGAAGTTTTTGATGAACAAGTAGAAAGAATAGATTAATTATTGGGAGGAAAGCTGAGTTAGAAAGAAAACATATAGCCAGTTATATCAGCAGTCCAGACGAATAATGTACAACGCTGGAAGACAATACGGGTTAGGTTCTGCAAGACAAAGAAACATAAGGGATAGAACGAAATCCATAATGGGAAGATATGCTGAGAAAATAGATAGCTATTTCTCAAAAAGAGGAGTTGATGTCTATGGAAACAAGCCAATTTCTCGCCGTGTCTATATGGGTAACAATAACGGTTAAAATTATGAGCAATAGTGAATCTCAAAATAGAAAAGGTAAAGGAGGAAGAAAGCCTAAGTTTGATTATACAAGCGAGGAATTTCTTTCTCTCGTGGAATCGTATGCCAAAAAGGGATTCACTGACAAGGAAATTGCTTATGCCATAGGGATTTTGCCTCAAACATTCTGCGAAAAGAAAAGTGAGTACACCGAAATATCCGAAGTCTTAGCGCGTGGGCGCGCGACAATCAATGCCACTGTAAGGGCTAAATTCCTTGCAATGGCTCTCGGTGGCATAAAAACCAAAAGCACCGTGGTAAGAAAGCTCCGTGATTCAGAGGGAAATTTGACAGGTGAGGACGAATTACAAGTTAGCGAAAGCGAGTTGGCTCCTAATTTGCAAGCAATGTCCGTTTGGCTGTACCACCATGATGAAGATTGGAGAAAGATTGAGCGCAAACAAGATGAAGACGCTGATATTCCAACAGACATAGAGCATGGCATCAACATTGATTCCTGGATTAAAGACAAGCTAAAATGA